CCCAGAGTATCGTTCCCATTGTTTTGCTTTCACAGTTGATTATCCATCCTTTGTCTGCCACTGGCTACTGTTACCTGGAGTGATTGAGTCGAAACCTCATGCCCTTTATTTTGAGACCAGCGGCTTTGGAGATCTATCTGTTGAACAACTTCCTCATAGAGACCGCCGCTTTGGCTTTCCACATCTTTCTCTACTTGTTTCTGTGGATTTGCGCAGCTCTCCTCGTGATTCGTTTATCCGAGTTGTAGGCTCCATCTGCATGACTAATTCAGTAGAGGTATTTGACCAGAAGAGGAGGATTATTTCCCGTTCGTCGAGATACGAGAGCACGTTAGTGCATTCTCTTGACATTGAGTTATCCGGTCGAGATTCCCCCAATACCTGCACGGTATCCCTTACCCTTGCTTGCTCCTATTGCAGCAATCAAGACGAGTTAGAGGTTGATTTACCCAATTGCAAGGTCAAGGTTCCTGGTTCAAATAACAAATTCAAGCTAGAAGTTGACGTGGTTAGAGGAGTCCCCGTGGATCAGTGCAGATACTGCACAGCTCCCCCAGAGTGTGACTTCTCGGACGAGGATACTGTAGAGGTGTTGAGTGATAGTGAAGAAGGTGTTTTATACCTTACTGCAGAGCAACTAGAGACTAAGCAGGAGGAGGAGACTGGGGAGTGGATTGTATATATCCCCCCGGCTGCCTATCCTCCGCGGGTCTTGCCTCACGCATGAGCAAACGCTCCTTTTCACTCCTTACCTATGGCAAACTCGTTCTTTGCTCGTATGGCTTCGAAGCTGTACCACCCGTTGACAGTATCAGTAATGGTGCTCCTAGCGACCTCAGCGGCTCTGCTAGTGCCGCCTCTTTCCGAGATGTACCGCAGTGCGACACGAGAGTGGACAACCCTCGACGTGACCCTGACGTGGACGCTTATGGTGAGCCTTATAATTTTGGTTCCGCAAGCGTGTTGGAATCTCGTACTGAGCGCGCGGTACGCATGGCGCGAATGGCTCAAATGGCAAACAGGAGCTACAACCGTTCACGCGATACCTGAAGTAGGTCATGTTACCGGCTTTAGATTGGATCCCCAAATGGGTGTGATCATGGACGCTGAATGTGGTGAGACCGATGTTTCGGTCTTAATTAGCCCTGACTATTGGCATTTATTACCTCAGCTCGCCCTATCTAGATCTGATGGTTTAGAAACAATTGTCAATGAGTCACCTGTCTCCCGAGTTAAGAAGAGCGGAGAGCCCCCTAGTTTTGTCACCCTGTCAAATGGTGCCAAGATTATAGGTGCGGGCGCCTGTGTTAGATATAACGGCTCCGCCTATCTTCTCACTGCCAGTCATGTTTGGTTTGGCGCGTCTCCCGTTATCTACGTCCAAAAGGGCGAGGATCAGGTTGAGATATCGCGCAATTGCCGCGTGGCGGAAGGCAGTCGCAACTTGTTGGTAGACTTCGTCATGGTAGAAGTGCCACAGAAAGTGTGGTCCGTGCTTCGAGTGCGGGCTTCACCATTAGTTACCCTCCGGAAACCGACTATTGTGTCTTGTTACGGCGGAAATCATATTCAGCAATTGGTGTGTTCCACTGGGATCGCTCACCGAGGTCGGCTCTCACATGATATAATTCACAAGAGCACTACCGTCAATGGTTGGAGCGGAACCCCCCTATACACGGCATCAGGAGTTTGCGGCATTCATGTCGCGAGCCATGTCAAAGGGGAGAGTAATCGTGGTGTCAATGTTGGTATGATACTGGAGATGGCCCTTGAGACCGACTTCAGTGAAGCTGGTAACATCGAGATTACTCCTTATGAGGCGGAGTATCGTTTGAGCGATTTCGAAGAGGTTGAGTTGATTGGCCGGGGACGCGTCGCGATTGGATCTGGCGAGTGGTTTCGCCTGCCCGACGCAGCCCCCTTTACTCCCCACATTAAAGAGATTGAACGCGAGTCCACATTCCGAATGAATACTTGGGCCGATGAGACGTTTTACGATTCCCTTGAGACGATCGAGGAGAATTTAAACGCCCCGAGGGTGGCAGAAGCTCGGCGCTCGCCACCCTCATCTCTCTTGCCGAGTACACCTGGGCCAATTCCCCCGAACACTTGGTTGAAAACCGTGAATCAGGCGTCGGAATGCCGCTTAGCCTCGTTGGAGTCACAAATGTCAAATTTCGGGAAAATGCTAGAAAAGCTACTGGAGAAAGAGTCGAGAGAGCCTACGTTGAGTTCCCACAGCTCCGAGATCTCAGCTGGCCCGATCGTGGCACCGAAGCTGAGCTCAGCTCACTCCTCCTTCAAGCAGGAAGATTCACCCCGACTGAACCGCCGGCGTCGCTCGCGAAAGCCTGCCGCATCCTCGTCGGGAAGTATCCAGGCATCCCAGCCCGTCCTTGCTTCCAGTCAGCTGACTGGCGACCAGATTGCATCGCTGCAGACGCTACTAAAATCTGCGAGTCCCTCGTCAACCGCGACGCCTCCCCAGGCGTCCCCCTCAGCGTCTTAGCTGCGACGAATGGGAAACTGCTAGATTCTCACATGGATCTCGTTGTCCTCAGCGCAGTAGAGCGTATTATGCTTTTGTCCGAATTTGATGTCACCGTGAATTATAGCCCTGTTGAGCTGGTGAAGCTCGGGCTGTGCGATCCGGTTAGACTGTTCGTGAAACAAGAGCCACACCCTAAGCGCAAAGTTTCTGAGAAACGCTTCCGCCTGATATCATCAGTCTCACTGGTTGATCAGTTGGTTGAGCGAATGATCTTTGGTCCTCAGAACCAACTTGAGATCCAGATGTGGCGTACTATACCGTCCAAGCCCGGCATGGGCCTATCGCTCCTTGAGCAAGCGCAATCCATATGGAACCAGCTTAAGTTTGAGCATAATAGGCGACCAGCGGCCGAGGCAGATATTTCCGGTTTTGATTGGTCCGTCCAGTCCTGGGAATTGTGGGCGGATACTTACATGCGCAGTATTTTGGGTAGTTTTAACCCCCGAGTTAATCGCTTGGCTCAGGGGCGTACATATTGTTTGATGAACTCTGTATTTCAGTTGTCAGATGGGACGTTGATTTCACAGGACTTACCTGGAATTATGAAGTCTGGAAGTTACAATACTTCTAGCTCTAATTCTCGAATCCGTTGCCTGATGGCTGAGTTAATCGGTGCTCCTTGGTGTATTGCTATGGGTGATGATTCTGTCGAGGGCTATATGCCCGGTGCGAAGGAAGCCTATGCATCCCTTGGACACACTTGCAAGG